ACTGGTGAAATTTATGTTGGTCTTTTAGATAAACTCACTCGTTTTTGTGAGAATCATGATTATACTTATGAGTTCACAAATAATAAATTTTATGGTCTTCCCTTTGAAGTCAATGATATGATTTCAAAAGAAGGCGTAAAAGATTACATGACTTCTATTTGTAAGTATGCTCCCCGTGAATATCAAGTTGAGGGAGTATACGACGCTCTAAGACATAATAGAAAATTATTAATATCTCCAACTGCTTCTGGAAAGTCGTTGATGATATATTCAATTGTCCGATACTACGTTGAGAAAGGACAAAATACTTTGATAGTCGTGCCGACGACATCCCTTGTAGAGCAGATGTATAAAGACTTTGCAGATTATGGGTGGGATGTGGGTTCATTTTGCCACAAAATATACGCTGGAAAGGAAAGGGAAACAAACTCACAAGTAATTATCACAACTTGGCAATCTATCTACAAACTTCCCAAACAATATTTCTCAAGATTTAATGTGGTTGTCGGAGACGAAGCACATCAGTTTAAGTCTAAATCATTAGTATCTATAATGACAAATCTTTGTAATGCAAAATATCGCTTCGGATTTACTGGAACATTAGACGGATCACAAACTCATAAGTGGGTTCTGGAAGGATTATTCGGACCTTCATATAAGATTATCAAAACAGATGAACTGATGCAGAAAGGTCATCTTGCCAAATTAGATATTAAGGTTCTTCTATTAAAGCATCCACCACATCGATTTGAGGTATTTGAGGATGAGATTCAGTATCTAATTAATCATCAAAAAAGAAATAACTTCATTAAAAATCTAACATTAGATCTAAAAGGAAATACACTTGTTCTTTTTGCCAGAGTAGAAGGGCACGGACAACCACTCTATGAATCAATAAATAATAATACCACTAATGATCGTAAAGTCTTCTTTGTACACGGTGGAGTGAATACTGATGAAAGAGAATTAGTTAGAGAAATCACTGAAAGAGAAAATAATGCAATTATCGTGGCATCATACGGAACTTTCAGCACTGGAATTAACATTAAAAATCTACATAATGTGATTTTTGCCTCACCAAGTAAATCGAGAATACGAAATCTTCAATCAATTGGAAGAGTTTTAAGAAAAGGAGAAAATAAAGTAAAGGCAACCTTATATGATATTGCCGATGATATTAGTTATAAATCAAGAAAAAATTATACACTCAATCATCTTATTGAAAGAATTAAGATTTATTCCGAAGAAAACTTTAACTATGAGATTATCAACATACCTCTAAAAAACTAATGGAAAATGAGTTTTATTGTATTATTAAATTAGTCTCTTCTGAAGAAATATTGTCTCTTGTCTCTGTAGATGAGAATAATGGAGATCCTATTGTAATATTACAAAATCCAGTAGTTGTGAAAATGCTTGATACTCCAACTCAAGAAACCTATGTTAAGATAAAACCCTGGATGGAAATTGCCGATGATGATGTCTTTTTTATTAAGTTAGATAAGGTAATTACCATGACCGAAACTAAAAATAAAAAAATGATTGATTTATATGATTATTATGTAAATAACTCTACCGAAAAATATCAACCAGGAGGTAAAGTTAAATTAGACTCAAATATGGGTTATATTAATTCAGTTAAGAATGCTCGAACTATGTTAGAAAAAATGTATAGGAATCATCAAAATCCCATATAAGACTTTAATTACTTTAAGCTTTCTTATACCCTACTCTCAAAAGGAACAAACCTATTCTACACATATTTTCGATACTTGTCAAGCCTTGTGAATCTTTCAAGAATGTGATAGAATAAACATAACTTATTAAAGATATATTTCATGCCTAAAAAGAACTCCGAACATTATGTGAATAATAGAGAGTTATTAGACGCTATTATTGTTTATCGTAATAAGGTAAAACAGGCTGCTCAAGAATATTATGAAAAATATGATGAGTATCCTCCAAAATCTAAATCATGGGAAGGAAAACCACTTATTCCAAATTATATTGGAGAATGTTTTCTTAAAATAGCAACTCACTTATCATATAAACCAAACTTTGTAAATTATATGTTCCGTGAAGATATGATTTCTGATGGAATAGAAAACTCGGTTCAGTATATTCATAATTTTGATCCAGAGAAATCTACCAATCCTTTTGCCTATTTTACTCAAATTATACATTATGCTTTTTTGAGAAGAATTCAAAAGGAGAAAAGACAACTGGAAATAAAAACAAAGATTATTGAAAAAACCGGATTTGATGAGGTTATGACTGTAGATGACGGATTGCTTTCGGGAAATAATTCAGAGTTTAATTCGATGAAAGATAACATTCAGTATAAAAACAACCGATGACTCGTATAGCTTGCCTGACGGACACTCACTGGTCGGCCAGAAAATCCTCAAGACATCTTCACGATTATTTTGAGTTATTCTATAAGAATATTTTTTTTCCCACTTTAGAAGAACAGGGAATAGAAATCGTGATTCATATGGGAGATGCTTTTGATAATCGAAAAAGTATTGACTTTTGGGGATTAGACTGGACTCGAAGAGTTGTGTTGGAACCTCTTCGTAAGTATGAGGTTCATATGATTGTGGGTAATCATGATATATTTCTTCGTAATTCCACAGAAATAAATGCACCAGAACTTCTTCTGAAGGATTATCCAAATATTAAAACTTATAGTTCTCCAACAAACACAAAAGTTGGTGGAATTGATATGACTTTTATTCCATGGATCTGTAGTGAAAACTATGATGAGACTCTCAAACAGATTAAAAAATCCAAAGCAAAAGTTGCTTTCGGTCATTTAGAACTTCAAGGTTTTCGTGTCAATAAACATCTTGTAATGGAGGAACATGGACTGGACCCGAATATTTTTACAAAGTTCCAAAAGGTATTTTCTGGTCATTACCATACTCGTTCTGATGATGGACGCATTTTCTATCTTGGTAATACTTATGAAATGTACTGGACGGATGTAAATGATACTCGTGGATTTCATATTTTTGACACCGAAACTTTAGAGCACACTCCAATTAATAATCCTTATAAATTATTCTATAATATTTACTATGAGGACACACCACATCAAATGTTTGATGCCACGAAGTATGTGAATAAAATTGTTAAGGTGATTGTTCGTAAAAAATCAAAACCAAAAGAGTTTGATAAGTTCATTGATAAACTCTACAAGGTTGGCATTCAAGATTTAAAAATTGTTGAAAACTTTGAGATTCAAGAAAATGAAGAGTTTCAAATTAGTGAAGATGAAAATACCATTTCAATTTTAAATCGTTATATTGATGAATCTGAATGTAATTTTGACAAGAACGTAATCAAGAATATATTTCAAGATTTATATCAGCAATCTTGCGAAATCGAGTAAAATGTATCTTCTCACACTCAAAGATCGAAAAGATGATGGAGCATATGCCGTTCAAGACAGATATGGTGAGAAAGTTTTATTTTTATTCGAAGAAGAAGATGATGCCATTCGTTATGCTATAATGCTTGAACATGATGAAGATTATGAAAAAGAGATGGATGTGATCGAAGTTGATGATGAACTGGCAATAAAGACTTGTAAAATGCATAATTACAAGTATACTGTCATAACTCCTGATGATATTGTAATTCCTCCTAAAAATGATACTATTTCATAAAATTAGATATAAGAACTTTCTTTCATCTTCCAATCAATTTACAGAGATTGATTTTGAAAAAAATCAATCAAACATTATTGTTGGGGCAAATGGAAATGGAAAATGTGTTGGTATAAATACCAAAATAAAACTCCGAAATAAAAAAACAGGAGAAATAATTGAAACTACCATAGGAGATTTTTATGCCCTCCAAGAAAAGCAGACCGATTGAAGAAAAGATACTTGACTGTTTGGATAATAAAATAAAAACCTATAGTTATGATACTATAGATGTTTTTAAAGATACTATTCATAAAGTGTTTTTAATGGAACAAAAAATAATAAAAGAAAATAAAAATATTTCTTATGTGCCAAAACAAAAGTTTGAAGGATGGACCGAGTGCTTTTATGACAAACCTATCATCAACAGTTGATAGAAAATATATCAACTCAATAAAACTTGAAGACTGGGAGATTGAAACCGATACAGGATGGGAGGAAGTAACTCACATTCATAAAACAATACCATATCAAAAATGGAAAATACAAACCTCAAACGGAGACC